CTACTTTTCCAACTGCATTAAGAGTAGCAAACGCTATAGAAGTTAAATACATAGCAGGTTACACATCTCAATATAATATTCCTGAACCACTAAGACTTGGAATCTTACAACACATAGCATATCTATATGAACACAGAGGAGATATGTATGATGCTAAGTTACCTTATCCACCTATGTTAAGAAGTTTGTATGCACCTTATGTTGTACACAGAGGATTAGGTTCATCATCTTTAATGGCACTGGGATAAATGTCTAACTCTATTGGCAAAATGCGATATAGAGTTAAAGTAGAAAATGCTACTAATACTCGTGATGCTGGTGGTGGTCTATCACAATCCTATTCACCAGTCACATTTATCTACGCCAATATAAAGCCTATGAATGCCAATAGTATATACAGGCAAGGGATAGTCCAAGAAAAGGTCACACACGAGGTTACAATTCGTTATATGAAGAATATATCTACTAACAGTAGGGTAACTTATGGCAGTCGTAATTTTAATATCAAAGGAATTATTAACGTAGACGAAAGAGACAGATTTCTTAAATTGTTATGCGAAGAAGGTGTGGCAATATGAGTCTAAAGAACCAAGGATTTAAAAATATAGAACAATTTAAAAAAAAATTAGAAAAAAGATTAATAGCTAATCCACATAAAAATTCTTTAAAAGCTGTTGGTCGTTCAACTTTAGTTGTTAATAACACTGTAGTAAAAAGTATTACAGCTGGTGGAACAGGTGAAACAGTTAAAAAATATGAACCTACTAGAACTCACACACAATCCAAACCATTAGACCCACCTGCAAGTGACACAGGATTTTTAGTAAGTCAAATCACAAGCGATATTAGTAGCAATCCTGATGGAAGCGTAGTTGGACAAATAATATCTTCAGCACCTTATTCAAAAGCATTAGAATTTGGTACTACAAATATGACCGAAAGACCATTTATGCAACCTGCACTCAGAAAGAATAAAAAGAAAATTTTACAAATTTTTAGACAAGAAGGTGTAATAAGATGAGTATTGGTCAGTTTCAATTACAAAGTGCTGTATATTCTGCTTTAAATGTTAGTGCTATTACATCAACATTATCTTGTGGAGTTTATGACGAAGTCATAGAAGGAAATACATATCCTTTTATAACTTTAGGAGAAGAAACTGTTGTTGACTACAGCACAAAAGACCTCACAGGTGGTGAATATACAATAAACATACACATTTGGTCACAATATAAAGGTTCTAAAGAAACCAAACAAATAATGGACAAGATTCACGATTTATTGCATGATATAAACTTAACTGTTACTGGTTTTAATCTAATTAACCTTAGATTTGAATACAGTGATATAATGAGAGACCCAGATGGTGTCACTAGACATGGAGTCATGCGATTTCGTGCAATAATATTAGGAACAAACTAATTTTATAGGAGAAAAAAATGGCAGCACAAAAAGGGTTAGATGTCTTAATGAAAATTGACATCAGTGGAACTAAAACTACTATTGGTGGTTTAAGGTCTACATCAATCACACTTAATGACGAATCAGTAGACATTACTAATAAAGATAGTCTTGGAACTAGAACTTTATTAGCAGGTGCAGGTGTAAACAGTTTATCTGTTAGTGGTTCAGGAGTATTTACAGATTCAGCAGCAGAAGTTGCAGTTAGAACTGCTTTTGCAGCTCAACAAAACACTTCTGATGGCTCATCAGCTCAAACAGCAGCGTTTGAATCATTTGAATTTATAATACCAAACTTAGGTACTTATACTGGTGCTTTTCAAATTACTTCATTAGAGTATGCTGGTGAATATAATGGTGAAGCAACATATTCAATGTCTTTTGAATCAGCAGGGTATATAACATTCGCAGCAGCATAAGGAGTAACTTATGGCTTGGGAAAAAGTAGTACTTAGAATTAACAACCAAGATATTCATGGTATGTTTGATGGAGAACAATTAGACATACCAGTATGCGATATCAAAGATACTATTAAAATTAATGGTAAGATGATGCAAGTTATGTCATCTGTGGTTGATTCAAGAGATAATATAATGAAAGTAAAACTTGCAAAGGCAAGTCAATCAAAAGGAGAAAAGTCAGATGGCGAACAAACTAAAGGGTGAAATAACACTTAATTTAGGTAAAAAAGATTATAAAGCTAGATTAACTATAGATTCAATCATGCAAATAGAAGATGCCTGTGGTTGTGGCATCATTAAACTTGCAGCAAAAATGGGAGAAGCTGATATAAGAATGTCAGAAATAGTTAATGTATTAACACCAGCATTAAGAGGTGGTGGTAATGATTTACAGCAAAAAGATGTTATAAAAATAATAGAAGATGTAGGAATAGTAAAAGCAACAGCTGCCGTTGCTAACCTTCTTACAAAATCTCTTACTGATGATTCAGAGGAAGAAACAGACGAGGGAAAGCTACAAGAGGGGGATTAGTCAGTGATTCCCTACCTATTCAACGATACTTTTCTATTTGTGTTGGCATGATGGGTATGTCACCTGAGATTTTTTGGAACACTAGTCCGCAGGAAATTTATCTAGCTATAGATGGTTTTTCAGAATTTAATGGTGCAAAAAACAAAGAACAACCTATGACTAATGATAGGTTAAAAGAGATGATGGAGTTATATCCTGACTAATGGCTAATCCAGTTGACCAACTTATTGTAGAAATCCGAGCAGAAACTAAATCTTTACGTAAAGGTTTAGATGATGTAAACAGAAAGCTAGGCACTGCCAACAAAACTGCAAAATCATCTGTAGCAACATTCGGAAATTTAGCTAAAGTATTTGCTGCTGTAGGTGCAGCTAGATTAGGTGGTGCAATTGCAAATACAGCAAGAGAATTTCAAGATTTAGAAGCAACATTAAAAGGTATAACAGGTTCAGCAGAAAGTGCTGCTAGTTCTTTTGACCTTATAAAACAATTTACAGCAACAACAACATTCCAAGTACAAAATGTAGCAAGTGCATTTACAACTCTTGTTAATGCTGGTATTGCACCAACAAGTGATGTTTTACAAGATTTTGGTAATTTTGCAGCTGGTGCTGGTAAAGATATTACACAAATGGCACAAGCTGTATTTAATGCTACAACTGGTGAAATGGAAATGTTAAAACAGTTTGGTGTTATAGCTAGAGTTGAAGGCGATAAATTAGCTGTCAATTTTAGAGGAAGCAAAGAAATGATTGGTAGAGATGCAGACTCTATCGTAGCTTTTTTAAGAAAAATATCACAAGAAAACTTTTCAACTGCTTTAGAAGAAAGAGCAAATACCGCAAGTGGTGCTATATCTAATTTAAAAGATGCAGTTTCAATCACTATGGCAGAAATAGGTGAGGGTGGATTATTAACTGTATTAACTGAAGGTTCTTTAGCATTAAAAGACCTTGCAGAAAAAGCTAAGCCTGTTGCACAAATTTTTGGTGGAATATTATTGCAAACTTTTAACTTGCTAAAAAACACTGTTGGTATTTTAGTGGCAAACATGAATAGCTTATTATTAGCACTTTCAATATTTGCTGCGACAAGAGCACCTGCATTTGCTGCTTTGTTTATGGCAAAAGCTATGGGTACACTGAGAAAAGCAATTTTAGGCGTAAGAGCTGCAATGCTTTTATTACAAAAAAACCCATTAACAGCAGCTTTGGTTTTAGGTGCTTTGGCAATACAAAACTATACATCTCTTCTTGATGATGCTATTACAAAAATGAAAGAAGTAGGTGAAAGATTTGCTATTGATATGGGATTTCTAAATCCTGAACAATTAGATAAAACAGATAAAAGCGTAGAAGAATTAAATAAAGAAATAGAAGATATGCTTGATAAAATGACTAATGATTTAGACCCTGCAATGCAAACTACAGCAGAATTTACAGACGAATTAGAACAAGCTGTTACAAGTGCATCTAATGCTTTTACAACACAATTTGTAGATTCTTTATTACAAGGACAAAGTGCCTTACAAAGTTTTAAAGACTTTTCAAGGAATATTGTTTCACAAATTATTGCAATATTTTTACAATTAGAAGTTGTAAATAGAATATTAGCAGCTATATTTCCTAACTTTCAGGGTACTGTGGGTACAGGATTATTTGGTGGTGGCACAAGTGGTGCAACAGCATCGGCAGGTTTATCAGGTTCAGGACAAGCAGGAATGGGTGGTATGCCATTAGGTCTTGGTGGTGCTGGTGGTGGTGCTATGTATGGTGGTCAAGCAAGAATAGTTGGTGAACGTGGTCCTGAAATTTTTGTACCACATACTAGTGGTAATCTAATGAATAATATGAATAGCAAAAACGCTATGAGTGGTGGTGGAACTACAATAATAAATCAATCTATCAACTTTGCTACTGGTGTTGTTCCAACAGTTAGAGCAGAAGTAACTAAAATGATGCCACAAATAGCAGATGTAACAAAAGCAGCTGTGCAAGAATCAGCAATGCGTGGTGGTTCATTTAGAAGGAGTTTAGTAGGTGGCTAAGATAGTAACAATGCCAAATACACCTAATTTTATTAGGAGTAATTTTGTTTTAAGACGTGCTGTAGGTAGTGTCGCTTCACCTTATACAGGTAAAGTAAGAACACAAGAATATGATGGTGTATTTTGGGAAGCTACAGTAACACTTCCACCTATGCGTAGAAATGTTGCTAAAAATTGGCAATCATTCCTTTTAGAACTTAATGGACCAGTAAATCATTTTAAATTTGCAGACCCTGATGCATTAACTAATCTAGGCACTTATAACGTAAATGATTTAAAAGCAAAGAATAGAATTAATCAAGGAAGCATAGAATTAGATTTTTCTGCAACTACACAAACAATAACTGCACCTTCTAATACAACGCCTTTTGCTAATGCTGTAGTTGGTGATTTCATTGTAGTCACAGGTTCAGCTAATCCTGAAAACAATGGCACACACAAAATAACATCAAAAACTAATGCATATACAGTGGTAGTAGAATCTGAATCAGGCGGTTTAGTCACTGAAGCAGATAAAACAGGTTGTACGATTAAATCTAATCAAAAAGGTGCAACAGGCTTAAATTTATCAGCAAGTACAAACAGTGCAACAGGCACAATATTAAAAGGTGATTATCTACAAATAACATCAAGCTCAACAGCAGGTGCAAACCCAGTTCAATACGTTATGGTTACAGAAGATGCAACATTAAATGTTATAAGCGGTGAAGATACTTATGGAGTTAAAATACAACCCAAATTAAGAACAGCAATAACTGAAAATCATTTAGTAAGATTCGCAACTCCAAAAGGATTGTTTAGATTAACAACAAAAGATGTTGACTGGGATGCTGATAATATTTCTAACTATGGCATATCTTTTTCATGTATTGAGGTAGTTTAAATGTCTAATAGAGGTGGGATTGATAGTTCTATAACAAGCTACCTTGAAGCAGACCATCAGGTTTTATTCTTAGCAGTTGAAGCTGAATTTGATACAGAAACAATAAGAGTTTGGTCAGGAGATTATGATTTATCAATTAGTGGTGCAACATATACTGGTGTTGGAACTCTTTTATCTATATCAAACATAGAAGACACTTTAGAACTCAAATCTAGTGGCTTATCTGTAGCTTTAGCAGGTATGGATACAACTGTTCTTGATTTAGCTCTTACAGAAAATTATCAAAATAGATTTATAACTGTTTTTCTAGGATACCTTTCAGGCGGAACAGACACCACTGTAGGCACTATGACTTTATTTAAAGGTCGTATGCAATCAATGGTTATAAACGATGACCCTAATGGCTCTACGATTACTGTAGATGCTGAAAATAGATTAATAGATTTACAAAGACCATCAAACCTAAGATACACCAAAGAATCACAACAATTTATAGATTCTAGTGATACTTGTTTTAATAGAGTTCAATCTTTACAAGATAAAGAGATTGTATGGGGAAGGTCATCTTCTAACACAGGCACAACTACTACTGGTAATAACAATAAAGACGAAAACATAGTTCAAAGAGGAATACAAAAATAAAAATGATAAAAAAAACAGACTGGAGTATGGAATTTGACAACTTTATTACCAAAAACAGGTTTAAAGGTTTTAAATGGGGTTCGTGGGATTGTTGTAAGTTTTCAAATGCTTGTATAAAGGCTATGACAGGTGAAGATTTGATACCCAAAGAACTTAAATGGAAAAACGAAGCAGAAGCTATGAAATCAATAAAAGAATATGGTAAAACTCTTTCTAAAAGTATTGAAAAGGCTTGTAAAGCAAAAGGTGTACAAAAAATAGACAAAGCATTTATGCAAAAAGGTGATTTAGTGGTTTATAAGGAAGAATCAGAATTAGTTGGTATATCAGATGGTTTTAAGGTCTTATCACCTACAGATGACATGGTAGTAGCTAAACAAAATGTAGATATTATTTCTGTATGGAGAATACCTAATGGCTAAAGCGATAAAAGCAGCAGCTAAAGTATTTGTTGTCACATTTTTAGTTGTAACTGGTGCTTCATACATTTTTGCAGGTGTGGCTGGTACTGTTGCAGGTTCTGTATTATTTGGTGTAGAAACTCTTGCAATGGCAGCATTAAGTGGAATTAGCACTCTTATTGGTGGCTTGATGTCAAAAGGAGTGAATGCAACTATAGAAAACTTTGGAACTAAAGTTGCGACAAGAACAGCTACAGCACCAAGACAAATTATATATGGTAAAGCTAGAGTTGGTGGAACAATAACCCATATAGAAACTTCAGGCACAGATAACTATAAGCTATCAATGATTGTTGTTCTTGCAGGACATGAAGTAGAAAGTTTAGAAGAAGTATTAATTAATGATACAAAATTAACAACAACAGTTAGTGGTGGCTTTAATTATGCTACTAATAGCAGATTTACTAATAGTGAGAATGAAAATAAGTTTGGTGTTAGTAATTCATTACTTAGATATAAATTTAAAGATGGTTCACAAACTACAGCAGATAGCACCATAACAAGTGCAACTTCTTTAGGTTCTACAGATAAGTTTATAGGCATGGCTTATATGCTTATAGAAATGGTATTTGATTCAGAAGCCTTTGGTGGTGGTATTCCACCACTAGCTTTTGTTATTAAAGGTAAAAAAGTTTATGACCCAAGAACATCAACTACAGCTTGGTCAGATAACCCTGCTCTTTGTGTAAGAGATTATATAACAGATACAACCTATGGATTAAAAGCTACTTCAGATGAAGTTTTAGATACAACAGCATTAGGTGGTTTTTCAGCAGCAGCTAATACTTGTGATACAGCAGCTGGTGCAATAACAACAGCTACAGTTAATGGTGCTGTTTCAAACACACAAACAGTACAAATTGATTACGCAACATCAAATACGCTTATAGATATAGGTCAAACAGTTACAGGAACAGGAATATCAGGTTCACCAACTGTAATATCAAGAAGTGGTAATCTAGTAATTTTATCTTCAGCACAAAGTATTGCTGATGGCGTAACACTTACTTTTAACGAAGATTTATATAAAGCCAATGGTATAACCAATATGGCAGCCGATGGTAGTGGTGTACTTGAAGGATTGCTAAGTTCTTGTGCAGGTAAATTGTCATATATTAATGGTAAGTTTGTAATGTTTGCAGGTGCTTCTGTTACACCTGATATGACGATTACAGATGATAATTTATTAGCACCAATATCTATATCAACAAAAAATACATCAGGTGAAACTTTTAACACTGTTAAAGCTGTTTATGTTGATGGTAATAATAATTATGTAGCTACAGATTCTCCAGTTTATACAGATAGTACATTAATCGCTAACGACACCCCAAGTGGAGAATCACAAGCCAATTACAGAAAAACTTTAGAAATACAGTTGCCATTCACTGACACAACTACAATGGCACAAAGATTACAAAGAACAGCACTGCTACATTCAAGACAAGAAGTGAGTTTATCTGTTTTATGTAATATTGGATTTATGCAATTACAACCCTTTGACTGGGTTTACTTAACTAATGACAGATTAGGATACACTAACAAAACTTTTGAAGTTTTAAGCACAAATTTAGAAGTAATAGAGTCAGATGACGTGCCAATTTTGGCTACGAGACTTGCCCTTAAAGAGATTGATTCTACAGTATATGCATTTGCTTCAAGTAGTTATACAAACCCAATAGACGAAGGCTCAAGCGTTTCTACAGGTAGTTTTAGCGTAACTGCACCAACAGGTTTATCTTTAACAGTAGATTTGCAACTTGATTCAGCAACAAGCAAAGTAAATATAGATGCAAGTTGGACTAATAACCCTGACGACCTTATACAAGGTACAGAAATTTTATATGGAACTGCTTCAGGTACTTATATAGGTTCGGTTTTAGTTGGTAAAGGAAAAACAAAAGCAGTCATACCAAACCTTATATCAAATAGCACTTATTATGTTGTAGCAAGACATTTTTCTAGTAACAATGTTTATAGTGATAATACATCTGAACAAACTGTTGGCACAGGTTTACCAGCAGCACCAGCAGCACCTACAAATCTTTCAGCAACAACAGGCAAAGCATTAGTTATAGGTTTAGAGTGGACTGCTCCTAGTAACAGTGATTTAAGAGCAGTTAAGGTTTATAGACATACATCTAGTTTTACACCAACAGATGATACATATTTAGTTTCAACAATCACATCAGAGCCAAGTGAAACACAAAAAATTACTTTTGGTTTAGAAGATGCGTTAACTGCTGGTACTACTTATCATTTTGCAGTTAGGGCTATCAATTTTTCAGGTACACATTCTACTTTTACTAGCACTACAACAGGAAGTTTTACATTAGTAGATGTAGGTGATATTGATTTACCTGATTTTTCAGGATACTTTCACAAAGAAGGCAACACAACAACAGCATTAACATCATCACAATTTAATACAGAATATGGAAGAACGCCTTTAAATGATGACATTTTAGTTATGGTCAATACAAGTGCTTCTCCAAAAGTTTCAAAGGCTTATAAATGGAATGGTTCTGCTTTTGTAGAAATAACTAATTTTACAACAGGTGATTTAGTTGTAGATGGAACTATTGCAGGTGACAAGATAATTGCAGGTGATATTTCAGCTGATAGGGTTGATGCAGACTTTGTTAGCACATTAAATCTATTAACAACCAGTGCAACTGTCACTAATAATATAACTATAGGTACTGGTAACAATGTTTTTAAAGCTGAAACTGGTGTTGGTATACAACTTGGTCATGCAACATTTGGGTCAGCACCATTTAGAGTAACAGAGGGTGGAGCATTAACAGCTACTAATGCCACAATAACAGGTGAAGTTAATGCAACTAGTGGTACGTTTAATGGTTCTATAGCAATTGGTTCAGGTAATAGTATTTTTAAAGCTGATTCAAATGGAATATATCTTGGTAACGCTACTTTCGGTTCAGCACCTTTCAGAGTTACACCAGCAGGTGCGGTTACTGCGACTAGTGCAACGATTACAGGGACACTTACCTTAACAAACATAGATGGTACTACTGTAACTTATACTGGTGGTACTCTTGGTGTAGGAACAATTGGTAGTGGTAATCTTGGTGACAGTGCAATATTTCCAGCAACATTAAGATATGAAAGAACTAACTCAACTTCAGCACCTTCAGATTCAGAATTTAATACAGCATTTGGTAGAGACCCAAAATCTAATGATATTGTTGTTGTTGTGAGAACAGACAACAATTCACAAGTTGCTTATAAACACAATGGCACTGCTTTTGCAGTAATCAATAATTATATTGATGGAGATTTAATTGTTGATGGTACTATCACAGCAGACCAAATTGAGGGTAACACTATTACAGCAAATAAAATTGCTACAGGAACTTTAACTTCTGCATCAGGTGTATTTGGTTCTATAAGTGCTGGTGATATTGATACAGGTACACTTAACGCAGCTAATGTAACGATAAGTGGTGGTGATGTAACTATTAATAGTTCAGGTATCACAATTAATGGTTCTTCATCATCTATAAATTTAGGTTCAGGTGCTTTTACTGTATCTGCAGCAGGTGTTATGACTGCTACTGGTGCTACTATTTCAGGTGCAATTACAGCTACAAGTGGTTCATTTACAGGTAGTCTTAATTCTGCTACTGGTACTTTTACAGGTGCTTTAAGTGGCGGAACTATATCTATTGGTTCAGGTAACAGCATATTCAAAGCAGACAGCAATGGTATTTATTTAGGAAATGCAACTTTCGGTTCTGCTCCATTTAGAGTAACTCCAGCAGGTGCTTTAACTGCAACAAATGCAAATATAACAGGTGATATAGTTGCTAATAATTTAAACATTTCTAGTGCAACTGTAACTGGTACTTTAAGTGCTAGTAATATTCAAATAGATAATGTAACGATTGACACTGATGGTAGTGGCAATCTAATTATTAAATCAGGTGGTGTAGATACAACACAAATAGCAGATAACGCTGTTAATAACGATAAGATTGATAGCATATCAGCAAATAAAATTACTGCTGACCAATTAGATTCAGCAAGAATAAATACTAATACATTAAATGTAAAACACTTTGATGATGTCAGTACAGATATTAAGAGTCATTTAGCAACTGAAACTTTTGTACCTCTATCAAGAGATGGTCAAGCATATGTACAAAGAACATCAGAATATACAGGAAGTAACGCTTCTTTTATTCCAGTAACAGTTACACAAATTAGAAACAAAGCTACTTATGTTGCTATATTCTCAGGAGTTTTAGGTGATGTAAGTGGTGGTAGGGTTCAATATTCTTTAGATAATTCTACTTGGGTTAATGCAAGTGGTAATACTAATATCTCTTGGAGTGCTGGAACTTA